GCGGATGTTGCTGCCCTTGCTGTCGCCGGTGACGACACCCATGCCAAAAAGCAGCTGCCCCTTGTCTGCCGCGTTCAAGCGGGAGTCGGCGGCGTAATCGGACAGGTCATAGAGAGAACCCGCAACGCCACGGGGCATTGCGTAATTGTAAGAAGTCTGGACACCCATTAGTCGTTACCTCCATTCATCATCTTGTTGATCATGCGCTGGCGGGCCTGTTCAGCGCCGGAAACGCCGTCGTAGCTGTCATTGCGACGGGTGGCAGCACCCATCATCTGACGGCGCTGGTAGTTGGTATCCTTGCGAGTGGACACCTCGGCCTTTGCCATATCATAGACCGCGTTGATATAGGCCGCAGACTTGCCGTCAAGGCGCATATCCGGGCGCAGCTTCTTGATGACGGCTTTCTTGCCAGCCAGCAGAGACATATTCTCCACGCCGTCGATGTTCAGACGGTCGGCCACACGGACAACGTCAAGGCGCTGGCGGAAAGCGCGGTCGGCGGCATCGGCGTTCATGGACTTGGAGCCAGCCTGTGCGACATCGTCCTCGTCATCGTTGCACTCGTCGTCATCGTCCGCGTTCTCCTCGGTGTCGTCATCGTCATCGTTCTCGGCGGCGGTGTCATCCTCGTCGGAATTGGTATCCTCGGTGTCATCGTCATCCGTGTTCTCGGCGGTGTCGTCATCGTCGGTGTGGGCCGGGGCGGCGTTGAAATCGTTCTGCGCCTGCATCTGCTCGATGCAGTCCAGCAGGGTGCCGATGTCCTCGTCCTGGTTGGCAATAATGCCCATAGCGCCCTGGATGTCCTCGGGGTCGCCGTCGGAATCGCGGCGGTCGCGGCGGTCCATAACGGTCTTGATGATGTCGCTCACCGCAGGAACGGCAGGGTTGACATCGTCATCATCCTCGGTCGTCTGCAAGGCGGCATCGTCATCTGCGGCCGCCTGCATACGCTGCTGGCGACGCTCGTTGTACTGCTGAATCACAGCTGCCAGTTCCTCCGGGCTTGCGCAGTCCTTGCGGGCGGCGCGCTTCGTAGCTTTCTTCATTTTAGCTTTTCCTCCTTTGAGCGGTTTCGGATCCTTGCTGTCGATGTTCAAGCGAGCCTGTTCCCCTGCTCTTGCGGCATCGACCAGCGCAAGGTGGTTGATTTCGATATTCCTCTGGATGGCATCGTAAGGTTGCCCATCGTACACGCCGGGGGTTTCATCCAGCGTCAGCGCATAGCCAAGGCTCAACTCCCGCAAGCCGCTCTGTTTCATGCGGTTTGTATCGTGGATGATGATTTTTGCCCTTACATCGTCGCCATCCCTGTACCCCTTGGAAAGAATTGTGCCGATGGTTTCGCGGTGGGCGTTGTCCTTATTGACCTCGCCCGCGTCATGGGTCACGATGATGGGCTTACCCTCGTAGCTTTCCAGCGACTTATCATTGAACACTTCCTCCGGCAAGCGGAGTTCGCGCCTAATCGAGCCGTCCGGGTTGGCATATTCAAAAATGCCGCATGAGGTGAGAATCGGATGGTCCACCAAATACCCTTCCTCGGTGTAGTAGGTTTTGTCCAGCGGAATACTGTCAAGTCGAATTGCTTTCGTGGTCGTCACTCTCCTTTCATCGAACCTTTCAGTTCGTATCACACAGTCAACTTTCATCACCCCTCCCCAGCGGCAAATTCAGTTCGTCTATATCAAAAACAGGGATGGCGACGCAGCGGCAGTTATAATCCTGCCCGGGGTTGCATCGTCTCCCTGTCCTTGAATCAACTACCGGCGGGTCATCATACGAAAACACCCGCCCGTCCAGCTTCTTGTGGTCTGAGCGAACACGCTCGTCGCCCGATGTGGACCACTTGTAGCGTCGCACACCAGCGTCTTTCTGCTGGCGTTCCGTGATGGCGGCGTTCAGCTTGGCCGTCTGGTCTCGGGCGATAAAGGCCGCGTGGCGCTTGTCTATGCCGTACTGCGCCTGTATGTCGCGCTGTATGTCGGCAAGACTCTTGCCGTCAACGAAGCCGTCCATGACGATGTTCTCCATTGCGTCCAACGAATCCTGCGGAATCGTCTTTATCAAGGAAACTCCGTCATTCACCCACTGTTCCAGTTCCGTCGAGAAAAACGCACCGGAGTAGTAGTCATCCAGCAGATCGACACCAAGCGTCCGCTTCACGAGCCGTTTCCACTGCTTCGTACTCAGCTTTTTGCCGTTCTCTCCTACCTTGCGCAGATGTGCCAGCAGGTCAAAGGCATCTATCCTTTCCTGCAAGCGATCTCGCATTTCTTGGAACGTATCGGCAATCGCCCTCTGCAAATCAAAAAGGCTGTCGTTCCGCTTTGAACTTTCCTGCTCATTGCGGATGGCAGCCTTTATGCGCGGTGCATATTCCTTGAACGTCTCCTGCACCAGCTTCATATATGCGTCGGAAACACGCTTGTACTCCCGCTGTGTCTGCTCCGGGTATTTCGGAACAGCAGCAGCGGTCACGGTCTTGGCTTCGCGGATGCGGCGCGGTATCGCCTGTTTCAGCGCACCGTTGTAGGCATCCTTATCCATTCACATCACCCTCTGCGTCGGCATTGCGCGGCGCAAGGTACGGCAGAATCTCGTCCTTATACCTCACCAGCGAATCATAGAACGGCTGGAACACATTGCCGCCCGGCACCTCGCAGCGGAGAATTTCATCCAGCGAGTACAGGGCAGCGTTGGACATTTCCACGTCGTCCGCATGGGGCAGCCCGTAGAAATCGTCGCTGACGTAGATGTAAATGGGCTTGTCCTCTCCGGGCAACCCATATCCGGGGCCGAGAAATTCCAGCTTATTGATGGTCACGCCAAACTCCTCGGCAGATTCACGCACAGCGGCCTGTGCAGGACTTTCGCCCTCCTCGATGTGGCCGCCAGCGCTGCACCAGCCACCGCCGTTCTTGCGGTAGCCGACCAAGATGTGGTGCTGCATCACGAGGATTACAGCCGCCGCAAACGGTTTTTGCTCGTCGGATTCGTCCTCTTGCGTCTGAGAACGCGAGGGGCGTTCTGTGGAGGGCGTATTTACTCCAAGCGGTGAAGTTATATTCTTTTGCATTGCGCCGCTTGTGGGGGCGTTTTCCTCTCCCAAGCCGAAATCGTCGGAAACATTGCCAGTGGCCCCCACTTTGTCCAGCAAATCCTCGGGGTCGAGTGCTTCGCTGCTCTGCAACCCTGCGCGGACCTCTGCGGGGTCGATGGCTTGCATATCGACGTAGGTTTGAATCGTCTGCGCAGTCACCAGCTTCGTGTCGGCTTTCATCTTGTCGATGTTCGCCTGCTGCTCGTCGTTCATATTCCACAGCGGATTGAACGTGATTTGGTAGTCCGGCATCTCCTTGATTTTGTGCTGGTACACGCCGGACAGCAGAATCGCGTCCAGCAGGCGGCGCAGGTTCGATTTCAAGTTTTGCTTTTGGTCGCCCTCCACATAGTTGTAGAAGTTCTCCATGTCGCTCTTGCCCGTGGCGTTTTCACCTGTCGGGCTTGACCCGAACAAAAGCGTCTGCGGGATGTGCGACACGGACGAAAGCAAATTGCACTGTGCATCGAGGATGTCCTTAACGCCGCTCAACTGGAACGTCTGGAATGAGTAATCCTCTCCGTCCGAGTCGATGATGATGCTGTTCAGAATACCCCGTGCCATGTCAATGGCATCAATGCGCTTCAGCACGTCGTCCTCGCCGCTGGTCGTGGACAGTTTCGAGGACAGGCCCTTCATCTTGTAGATTGCCTGCACCGAGCGTTCCAGCATACGGACACCGTCACCGTGGGCTGTCACCGTCTGCTGCAAGGCGCGCTTGATGCGGGTGTACTCCGGCGCGCCCCAGTAACGGTACACATTGGACGTGCAGTTCTCCGGCAGGCGGCCATTACGGAACACCAAGCAGCGGCTCTCGTGTACGGTAAACGACCCATACGACGAGAACACATAGAAATACTCGGGCTGCCCTGTCTTGCCCCTGCGGTAGCTTTTCCTGTCGCCGGGGTTGTTATTGTACAGCGAGTTATAGTCCGGCTGAACGACGGCGCGCTCATACACCAGCAATTCGTCGATGTTCCGCACGTCATCCCAATTCAGCGGCTCATCCAGTCCTTTTCCGTCATCTACCATCATTACGATGATAGAGCCGCCGAACAGCCTCGACCACTTCAACGCGGTTGCAAGGTTGCCCTCAACGTCGAGTTCGTCACTCTTGTCTTGCAGGTACTTCGTTACATCCTCGTCGTTCACGCCGATGTCAAAGCCGTGCTTTACGGCTTCTTCGGCCGGCACGTCGATGATTTTTGCAAACAGGCCGTCACCCTCGTAGGCGGCGCACAGCTTGCTGTCCAGCGTGGCCCCCTCGGCCATAAACTCGAACTGTTCCGAGCTATCCTTGGCCGTGCCATACCGCGTCACCATGTTCACATAGCCGTCGCGGTGCAGCATCTTTTTGCCCTCTTTCCGGGCATCCAATTCTTCAAGAACCTCTTTGCCGCGCTGCACGAGGGCAAACGTGCGCAGATCTCTTCCGTTTTCCATGTGTTCCGCTCCTAAATCAGAGAATCCAAATTGAAGATACCGCTTTCAATCTCGGAGAAAGCGTTAGCGCCAGCATCGACCATGTCCTTGAATTTGGACTCCGGGAAAGATTCAAGCTGACTAACGAACGGGTCGTTCCACGGGCCGAGCATGAGGTCGAACATACCGAACTGCCACTGGGCTGCCCACGGTTCTGCGCGGGTCTCCTTACTGCCTGTCTCCTGCTTCACAACGACGGGGAAGCCCGACAGGTATTTCATGTAGCTTTCTGCCTGTTCCTTGCCAGCCTGGCCGGGGTCTTGCGGCAGGCGGGTCACGACGTAGCCGTACCGCGACCTGTCCATGACGCAGGTGTTGTATATGGTCTTTCGGACATCGGCGGCGGCAAGGCGGACATTTACCACATCTGCGATAAGGTAGCGGCCATTGCGCCGCTTGCCCATGAGGACACCAGCGGTAGCAGCGGGTTCCGAGCCGTTCTCGCCGCTCTCGGTGGCGGCAAGGTCCCAGCAGCGGCACCAAGTAACGACATCGTCCGGGATGCTCTCCAAGAACGCGCCGATTTGGCTCCGCTTGAAGTACAGACCGGCGGCGGGCTTGATTTTCCAGTTGCCTTTCAGCAGACGCTCACGGTCAATCAAGGCCAGCGACTTTAGGTTCGCCATGTACGCCGGGTCTTTTTCAAGCAGGATTTGGTTGTCCTCGATGTTCGACGCGATGAACGTACAGCTTTTCACGCCTATGCGCTCTTTCTCCGTTCGTAGGTCAAATTTCTCGTACAGCTCTTCCCTGCTGTTTCCCCACTCGATTTTCTCGCTGTGTCGGATGAAGTATCGGATAACGCCGGACCGCTCCTGTATCGGGTAGCCCGTCTCTTGGTCTATCCACCACGAGATGAAGTTGGCGACCCAGCTGTCAGCGTCCGGGTTGCACGTCGCCCGCACATAGGGCTTTACGCCGCACGTTGTACGGCAGCGGGATTGCAGGTAGAAAAACGCCTTTTCTGTGAAGTGCGTCAACTCGTCAAATTCCAGCAAAGCAATCTGTGCGCCCTGCCACTTGAACAGTTCCTCGTCACGCTCTTGGTGCTGGAAGCTGACACGAGCGCCGCTCTTGAACACCCATTGCAGCTTGGGAGATTTTCTCGGCACAGCGCCTTTGATGCCGCCGTAGACCTCGAAACTTTCATCCCATAGGCCGCCCTCGACGGTTATCTGCACCGCGTTCTTACGGAGAATGACCGCGCCGAAGTTCTTATTTCTGATGTGCCGTAGCGGCTCCATGAGGATAGCGAACGTCTTTCCTCCGCCCGCCGCGCCGCCGTAAATGATGATGTCGGCATCCGAGGACATAAACCGTTCCTGTGGCCCACGCTGGGGCTTAACCACTGTCTGAGCCATTACCATCACCGTCGTTTCTGCCGTTATCCGGCAAGTAGAACACAACATTGTTGGCATCCTCGGCGGCGGGAACAGGCTCTTGCCGCTGCCCCCACTCGCCGCGCCGTCTGTTGTTCAGCCAGTACATTTGAGCCATCGTGTCCGGCGCAATGTGCTTTTTCGTGGTCTTCACACGAACAGGCTTCACAGATCCGTCCGGGTTCACATCAACGATGCGTTCCGTTTCCTCTACGTCGTAGCCGAGGGCGCGCTTATACAGCATCTTCTCGACCTTGGCATCGGCCATGTCCTTTCCGTTGGACAGGGATTCTAGGAAAGACGGATACTCCTTTTTCCAACGATGGAACGTGCGCACGGAAATCCGCATTGCTTTGGCTATTTCTTCGTCTGTCGCACCTTTTGACGCAAGCGACCACGCCCAATCGTCGTGATAATCCTTGTTATACTTCGAGGGCGGTGCCATGCGCTCACCTGCTCTCGTTCAGGTAATCTTCGCACAGACGCTCGATCAGTTCCCACCTATTCTTGCTGCTGACGATGCCAGCCTTTTCCGCTTTCTTGATAGCGCTCTTGATGGTATCGGCGGCATCTGCCGGAATCGCATTGCTGCCGAACAGCTTCGTGAGGTACGTCCATTCTTCATCCTCATTGAAGCCGACGGCGTTCATGCGCTCGTTGGCGTTCTCAATCATGGAGTGGACGGCTGCACCCACATTGCGGATGTCCGTAAACTGCTGATACTTGCCGAGGATTTCGACAAACCGCTGGCAATCATCGTAGGATGCCACGCCTACGATTTCAGACCCCTGCAATGCCTTTACCAGCACATCCATATCCGCAATCTGATGCGGCAGGAACGCAAACGTCACGTTCTTGAAGTCGAAATGCACGGCAGGCGAAGCCAGCTTCTCGTACTGTTCCAGTGGCTCCTCCATGATCTCTTTGCCGATGTAGCTTTCCAGCATATCGTCCACGTCGGTAATCATCTTGCAAATCTCGCGCAGCGTGGACTCGTCATCAAAGCCGGCAATAGCATTGTGGGCCAACTGCTTCGCGGCGATTTGGGAGCGGGTCAGACCGCTCACGTCGATAATGGCAATCAGTTCCTTGATGCCGGCGGCGCGGGCACTCTTGATGCGGTGATGTCCGGAGACAATCTCCAACCTGCCATTGGACAGAACAAGGAACGGCAGGCTCTCCAACTGGCCGCGCTTCTTGATGTTCTGCGTCAGCTGGTCCTGCATCTCGTTCTTCATAATGCGGGCGTTGATGTCCTGCTCTTTCACGAAGTCGATGTTCACCTTGGCGATAACAAGGCCCGAACCCATGTCATAGATTACTTCGTAGTTTTTACTCTGTTCTCCTGCCATTGTTTTTCCTTTCTAAGCCACTCCGTGAGCGTTTCTTTCTCGCTGCGGGTATTGATGATAGGCGCTTCATACGTCAGCTTGTAGCCCTGCTGCTTGTCCACAGCGCGGGAACACAGCTTCATAATGCCGCGCACCTCTTTGTTCTCCGGGTACTTGGTAATCATGGCCGTGCGGATTTTCGCCACCTTTTCGCGGTCAAGTTCATCAAGCAGGGTGTCGCAAAACTCCCTGTTCTGCGCCAGCATATAGCAAAGGCGGCCGAGCCTGTATGTCTTATGCGGTACTTTCATCACATACCAGACAAACAGCGAATCAGCTGCCATTTTGGAGATTCCGAATACTGCGGCAATGTAGCCGTCAATGAGGACTGCCCTGTTCCACGTTGCAGACGATCCGACGAAGTTGTGCGTCCACAGTTCGCGGTAATACTGCGCTTCGGCCGCCTTAATCTGAATGATGCGCAGCTTGCTGTCCTCTCGGATTTCGTAGTCGCGCGGGAGCATGCTGCACTCCAACGGTTCCAGCTTGCTTTCCGACGGGCGCTTAATTTTCTTACCGTGGGCCAGCGCTACGGCTTCTTCCTCGCGGTTCGTGGTGATGTAGCTGTTGAGGTCGGCGCGGGTACCGGCCCGGGCAAATATGGTATGCCCGACGGCTTCCCCTGTGCGCTTCTCTTGGTAACACACCACAAGCGCCTTGGAATTCATGCACAGATCGTACAGCTGCTGGTGGCCCATCGCCGGGTCGAACATCTGATACGGCGGCTCTTTCCACGTCATCTTGCCCTGCGTGTCGTAGAACTTCTCATACCCCGAAAAGTATGTAGGCGGGTTGGCAATAACCAGCGCATGCGGGTCGTCAAGAACCTCGCGCAAGTGGTCCCACATATCCAGCGGGCGGTAACTCATGCCGTGCAGAAGCTCCCTTGTCGCGTCGATCTGCTTCTGTATGCTGGCGATATGCTCCGTCCTGCGGTACTTCAAATCCACAAGCATATTGTGGAAATACTCGGCGCCCGCGCTCTTCGACGTGCGGAGATACATCTGCGCATACAGCGCCGTGGCCGGGTCGAGCAGTTCCTCGTCGCTGAATCCCTGCGCGTGGATTTCCAGCGGCGCAAGCGACTGGTCGGTAATCGCATACCCCAGCACCGATGTCATCATGGACACGTCGCTCGTCTCGATTTGCTCGGGCTTAAAGCCGTTCCGCACTGCAAGGTTTGCCATTGCGAATGTACCGGCGCACGGCTCAACGAACCTCGTGTAGCCCGACTTGGCTGCCGTCTGAATCAGAGTGACGAGAAAACGCTGCTCCGCTGTGCCGAGACAGCCGAGGAACATCTCGCCGGGGTCTCTAAAGAACGCCATTGCATCGAACCTCTTTCCTCAAAAAATTGGCAACAAAAAAGAGCCACACAATCGTGTGACTCTCTCTATGGACCGAACACGCGGCTTGGGCGCGGCCTCTGCATTGGATACGCAGCGTGCTACTGTACACCATGTTCGGATATAAAGCGGGCTGTAATCGGTCTAAGCGCTTCATACAGCCCACCGGGGAACCTTAGAAGAATGATAATTGCTCGGGTTGTTTGGCCCTCTCTGCGGCTTCCTGCTCGGCCTTGATGCGTTTCTGCACCGCGGCGGGCAGCTTGGGCTCCTGCGGGTTGAACAACTCGCTGATTTCTTGCCCGGTTTGCAGTTTCCACCATTCAGCGAACACCGTTCTGTGGCACCATTCGCCGGGAACGCGAACGTCCTCGTAGCAGCACAGGACAACGTCTTTGCCGTAGGACAGGTAGTTCTCCAAAATCCGCTTGATTTTGAACGGTCCCGTCTTATCGAGGTAGCGGAAGTACGGCGTTCTGAACCGTTCCACGTTTGTCTCGCTGAATAGCCAGCCCGGAGGTGCAATCTCCGCAATGTTGCCTTGCAGCTGATACTTCAAGGGGAATTTAGGAGGAGTGCGCGTTACCCCGACTACCGTGTACTTGTCACCGGCAAGCTCCGGGTTTGAGTAGCGGCTGGTGAAAATCTTAGGCGGCATCGTTCTTCACCTCCCCGTACAGTTTCTTGACCGTATCGACACCCTTGCGGATCTCGTCGTTCAGATTGTAGCCGAGGGATTCATAGAACCGACCGTGTACCATGCACTCATAACCGCGCTTCATGGTGTCGGCCTGTTGCTTCGTGATTCCCAACCGAAAATCCTTTGCGATTCGCAACGCTTCTTTGTACTGCGCACTTGCGACGTACTGGCGAACCATATCGGACTTCTTCATTTCCATCGCTCTCTTTCTGGCAATTTTAGCAGAAAACTTTCCAATTGTCAAGTTTCTGTATTATCATTATAACTTTTTACGCACTCTAAGTCAATGATTTTTGACTTCTCTACGCTGTTTTTTCGCCAGTTTTACCGCTCTGAAAATCTCAGCCAGGGTCGCGCGTTTTTTGGTGTGACAAATACGAGAGAATCGCGGCGCGCTCATTTCTCGCTCATTCAGCCATGTCCTGCTCCTGTTCAACGCTTTATCGCTCTTTTGCAAAACAGGCTCTCAGGCTGCCGCCGGGGCTTTCCTGCGGCGTACCGGGGTCTTGCGATGTGTCACTTTGCGCTGCTTTCGCGCGTCTTTACGCCCTGCGGGCGGCTGTCGCCGCCCTCTCCCCACCTCCGGTGGGTGGGCGTTCGTGTATTCTCTGTGACATATTGCTTCCTCACTCCTTGACATACTGACACAAATTCCCTACGATAGAATTACCGTGAAACACTTTCGATAGGAGATTTCATCATGGACGAAAAACTCTACCGCATGGATGGCAATAGCGTCTCTCCTGTGTCTTACAGCTTCTTCGATACCGAGGACAAATTGCAAGCGCTCATTGCCGAAAACCCCGATTTACTTCTCCACGAACTTTACAGCACCGAGGACATTTCTGCCGGGCGGCGGCTTTTCCTTATCGGCCGCGAAATAGGCTTGCGCAAATCTGCCGACGACAGCACTTCAATGTGGCTCGACGTGCTGTTCGTCGATGACAGCGGGCTGCCTGTTCTCGTCGAGGTCAAGCGCTCTGTGAACCCAGAGATTCACCGCCTTGTGGTCGCGCAGCTTATCAACTACGCCACCTTTGCCCGCCTGTGGAACAAGAGCCTGTTGCAGAACGGATTCCGGCAGAACAACCGCGCCGATGTTTTGGCCGAGTACGACACCGATTCCTTTTGGGACACCGTTCTCACCCATCTACGCGAGGAAACCTACACGATGGTCGTGGCCGCCGACAAAATCAACGGCGAACTGGCCGAGATGCTGGCTTTCCTCGATAGGAAGATTCCCGACATTACCGTATGCGGCGTAGAGGTCAACGCTTACGAGGGCCTTTGCACCACCCGCTTCATAGGGAACCGGGCTTCGCAGGCAACTAAGGCGGCGCGCTCCTACAAGGAATGGGATGCAACGTCGCTTCTCGCAAAATGCAATGAGGTTCGGCCGGATTTTGCCGCCTGCACGGAGAAGCTGGTAAACTACGCG